TGCAAAGAATAAAGTCAGAAATAAGATTATGTTTGCGGGTAAGCCCGCAAAGAAATCAGGTGAAGATACTAAAAAATCTGAAGCTCGTAAGAACGCTCTCGCTAGAAGATTGAAGGCGAGGAAGGGTAATGGTAGGGACTAGTACTACTAGACTTCAACTATATAAACCTAACGCCGCTGACAATGTTAATGTTGATACTGATATCAATGCTAACATGGATAAGCTCGATCTCTTAGGTAAGAATGTAGTTGGTCTAATTTCAGCGCATGTAAAACGTAACACTGCTGATGCTGTAACTAGTGGTACTAACTCTATGTTTGAAACTCTTACTGGTGTCTTTAAAGCAGGACGTTGGTATAGAGTTGTTTGGGCATTCAGGTATAATACATCTTTAGGGGCAGGTACTACACCAAACGGAACTTGTAATATTCATTTAAAGAGTGGAGGATCAGTAGCTGTTGGAGATCCTGCTGTTGGAGATACAAACGTACTTAATCAAAATGGTACCAACCCTAGAATTCACATAGAAACTGTCTTTGATGTTCCAGCAGATGGAACTTATACATTAGGGTGTTCTGCTAACTCGGGTGGAGGTACTAATACGTTAAACATAATTGCTTCCGGAGGCACCGATAACACTGGAAAAGCTAGAATTCTATACGTACAGGATGCGGGGGAGAAGTAATGATTTCTTACTCCGGATTTGTTAATCCTGTAAAAGGAGAAGACGAAGAAGGTAAATCTGCTCCTACTTCTGCTGCATCTAGTATGAGTCCAACTAAATCATATAGTATGGAAAAGAAACCCCCTGTCGACCCCTTAGGAGAAGTCCGTAAAAAAGCTCGACAGGCTGCATTAAAAAATAGAATGAAAAATAAATCTACTGCTGCTAATGATACTTACTGATCTGCCAGGGCCGAAAGGTACAGCAGAAAGGATAAAGATATGTTTAAGATTAAGATGCTCCCCGATGGCGACATGGGTATTGACAACCTCAACGGGGGTACCTATGATGGGGGAGGACAGCAACAGGGAACTAATCAAGGTATCAATCCTAATTGGAATGAATATCTTCAAGAAATTCCCCAGGAGCTGCACGAAAAAGTTATTCCTGCTTTTCAGAAATGGGATGCAGGAGTTCAAAATATGGTTCAAAAGGTACACTCAGAATACGAACCGTGGAAGCAATTTATTGGTGCTACTGATCCTCAAACTGCAAACTGGGCATTACAGGTTCTTCAAGCTGTAGAGAATGACCCAAGAACTGTTTATGACGCTCTTGGAGAATACTATAAGTTTGCTGAACAGCAGCAACAGGAACAGAAACCCACAGGTTCACCTACTGGGCAGGGCCAATTAGAGCCTGGTTTAGAAAACCTACAAGAGAATCCTTATATTAAGCAGATGCAGCAGCAGATGCAAACAATGGCTAACATCTTAATGGCTAAACAACAGCAAGAGATGGAAGCTCAGGAAGATGCACTTCTGCAAAAAGATTTAGACGCAGCTGCACAGAAGCACGGTAAGTTTGATGAAGAGTTTGTCATTGCTAAATTGATGGCAAACCCTAATATGACTGCTGATCAAGCAGTACAAAGTTATCATCAGTGGGCTAATCAACAAGCCCAAACTTATCGGCCTCGACCATTAGTTATGGGTTCTGGCGGAGGTATTCCGGCTAATAATACTGACGTCCGCAAGCTGGATTCTGCGGGAACTAAGGATCTAGTTCAACAGATGCTTAGGGCTCACAGGGCGCAGCAACAAGAGTAGTTTCTGAGAGGTTACAATGCCTGGTGCTTCTACCACTATGACGGTGGTTGACAGTATTCTTAAAGAAGTCTATGAAGACAAACTTCGCGATCAGCTTCAAAGTGATACTATTACTCTGAAGCGTATTGAGTCCACTTCTGAAGGTGTGACTCAAGACGTCGGTGGTAAATACGTTGTCTTTCCTATTAGGACTCGTAGAAACCATGGTATCGGTGCTCGTAATGAGAACGAAGCACTTCCTAACCCGAAGAGTCAAAAATATGCAGCCGCGCGAGTTCGTCTTGCTTATCTCTACGGTTCTGCATCTTTAACTGGTCAAACTATGGAGCTTGCGGAAAGTAATGAGCAAGCCTTTGCTTCTGCTCTTGACCAAGAAATGACGGGTCTTCGGCAAACTCTTGCTAAAGATATGAACCGTCAAGTCTATGGTACTTCTTTAGGTGTTCTGGCATCTATTACTGCTGATGGTGCCAACACTGTTACTGTAGATACTACACAGTATCTTGAATTAGGTATGCAGATTGACGTCTATGACGTTACTGGCGTTACGCCTAAGTTTACTAACCGTGAAATTACTGCAATCAACACCTCTACTAAAGTTATTACTTATGATGGTGCTGATGGTACTGCTATTGCTACAGATATTATTGTTCGTACAGGTTCGGTTAACAAAGAAACGATTGGCTTTAAGCAGATTGTTTCTACTACGGGTACTCTCTACAACGTTGACCCTACAGTTGAACCCGTGTGGAAATCTGTTGTAGATGCACCTGGTATTGATAGGGCTCTCTCCGAGGGTCTTATGATTAAGATGGTCGATGATATCCGTACTAATGGCGGTAAAACTACGGCTATTTTTACTACCCTTGGCGTTCGTCGAGCTTATTATCAGTTATTAGTTCAGCAACGACGCTACAGCAACACGCAAGAGTTTGCGGGTGGCTTTAAAGGTCTTGCTTTTACTACTGACTGGGGCGACGTCCCCGTCATGGCTGACTTTGATTGTCAGCCTAAGCGTATGTATTTCATGAATGAAAAAGAACTGAAACACTATCGTGAAAGCGATTGGTCTTTCATGGATAGAGATGGTTCTAAGTGGCAGCGAATGATGGACTCCGCTGGTATGTATGATGCTTATCAATGTACTTATTACAAATACTGTCAATTAGGTACTCACCGCCGTAACTCGCACGGCCTGTTAGATAACATCACGGAGGCGTAAGAGTCATGGCTTTTGAACCCTCTAATCATGCACAACAACAGCGCAGTAATCTTGAATATCTTTTTACTGCGTTAGGTATTGATGAACTGTATGAGCGAGTCAATGCATTAGACAAAAAGGGGGGAGTACCGGAAAAGATTGAAGAAAATCCTACCGGTAATCCCATGGTTCAGAAAAACTATGAAGGTGTGGGATCTTTAAGCGGTGGACCTGTTGAAGAGAATGAAGTTATTCTTGAAGACGTGAAGCCTGATGAAGATTCTACTGATAAGAAAGCTACTTCTAGTTCCCCGCGTAGTACGTCTACGGCTAAGAAGTAGTTGATGGGGCGGACAGACTTACCGGTGCTCTATATCTGTCCGCCCCTCAGGGGAGCCTTTGACCAGGGAAAATAACCTTACTTGACATAATATCAGTTATCGGCACTTCGGTTACCAGGGCATATTATTTTCGTCACGTGACGTTTTCGGAGGCTCCCAGTGGCAGGCAGCATAGCGGACCAGGCACGTACTGGGATGCTTACAGCTCTCGTTCTAGTAGAGCCTCAAAAATTATCTAACACAGATCTTATGAAGCTTGTAGTAGATGCGGGCGGACTTAGCTTAATTACGGTCACTAATGCTTCCCCTGCAACTCATTTAGTTAAATACATGATGAGTTTAAGGGGCTAATATGGATGTATATATTCCTACTCCTGATGGACAATGGGTTTCTGAGAAATTTGAACAATTAGCTCAAACTGTTCAAGATTATGATCATAATTTAGAATTACGTTGGATTCCTCCAGCTCATAGAACTCGTGATGATAAAAAACCATACGTTATTTGGGATAATATCAGCAACTCCCCTGTCTTGTATGCCTCTGAACTTGATTCTCCTCAAGATATTCTAGCCAATTTATTTATGGCTGATAATGTTAAAGGCGGAAATGTTCTTTCTCGATTAGATGCACATAATGCTGCTGCTGAAGCTTTAAGGCTACGCGCTCAATTAGATGAACGTGAAGCTATGAAAGATAAGGTAGCTTTTTTGAAAGGCACTCCCCTACATTACATTAAAATGGGTAGAGACGACGACGGCAAAATCATTAAAATGGATGATACCCGTAGGCGGATCTAATGATTGTATCTGATATTCAAACAAGAGTCAAAAGACAATTCGGGGACGAAGCTGGCGTTCAAATAACTGATGATGATATTATTCGTTATATTAATGACGGTCAGCGTAAAATTGTAGCTCAAAACGAAAGCCTTCTTCAAAAAATTTCTACTGCTAATTCTGTCAGCGGACAAGACGAATATAGTTTACCTGCGGATGCTTTAATTTTAAGAAGTATTTCTTATAAGTCTACTGCTGACTTATCTTATTATAAACTCAAGGGACTATCTCTCGCCGAATTTGATGAATATGTAGACGGCTGGGATGGTTCAGCTTTTGGTGACGGTACTCCCCTAGTTTTTATGCTATATGGTTCTACTATTACTTTGTTTCCTAAACCGAATCAAAGCACAGTAGATGCAATTAAATTATATTATACACGTATTCCTACTAATGTTGCTATGGCTAGCGACACTCCAGACTTGCCGGTCCTGTATCATGAAGTACTAGTTACATATTGTATGTCTCAAGCTTATATTATGGATGAAGATGTTGAAGCTGCTGCGGCTATGGGGCAACAAATTCAAGGAGACATGACTATTTTAAGAGGACGCTCTGAGTGGAATACTCAAGAGAGTTATCCTACTATTACAATTAGAGCAGAGGATTACTAATGCCGGGCGGGAAACAATTAAGGCTAGGACCGTTTATTGGTGGACTAAACACCGGTAGCGATCCTACTGCTATTGCTGATGCAGAGTTAGCAGAATGTGTTAACTTTGAATTAGATATTGATGGCAGTCTTGTTTCTCGTCCTCCTTTGCAAGAATTAGATGGCAATTCTAACTTTACAGAAAGAATTGTCTGTTTATGTGAAGCAATCTTTGCAGGAAGTCGATACCTTATTGGCTCTAATACTAACGGTGTCTTTCACTTTATTAACAACACTTGGACTCTTATTACTAATACCTTTAGAGCTACAGCTGCTGTTCAGTATGCTGACAAGGTTTATTTAGTTGCTCATCCATCTTCAGTTAATCCAGGGGGTAAATGGGATCCCGTTGGTGGATTTACTGCGGTGGCTGCTATCCCTAAAGGAGGAGCAGCAACTATTCATAAGGAACGTTTGTTTATTGTTCCTGGTGAAGATGGTGTAACTAATACTTCTCGTCTTTCTTTTTCTGATCCAGGTAACTTTGATGTATATCCTGGTTCTAATTTTATTGATATTGGTCAGGGTGACGGTACTAAACTTTTAGATCTTACAGTATATCAAGATAATATCCTCCTTTTTAAAGATCAAACATCTTATGTTCTTGCATACGATGTTAGACCTACAGATGCTGTAGTTAGAAAAATTTCTCAAACTATTGGAGTAGAGTCACAAAATTGTTTACTTAACTATGAAAATCAAGTTTATGTTTTTCATAATGGCTGGGTTTATGAGATTGTAAATTTTGATTTCCATAGACTTAATACTAAAATCCCTTTTATTTTAGATCAGACTGCTCCCTCCCCTTATTCCACTGAGTCAATCTGTATGGGAATTATGGGGGATAGACTTATTGTACGATATTTTGCTAAGACTTATGTGTATGGGCTGCGCACCCGAACATGGGGAGAATGGAAATCTGATCGAGATCGCTTACATTATTTTGGTCCCATTGTTACAATACACGCAGTAACTGGAGATGAATTTTATGCAGGTTCAGCTATTACTGCATACAAAACTTTAGTGAGACTATATGATATCCAGACTGCAACTACTAAAGAACAATCATTTGATCCCCCTCTGTCGACTATTGACACTTACACACGTAATACATCAAACGGATGGGGTTCTGCGGATACGGGTGAATTGTGGACCATTACTACTGGTCCTAGCACTGATTACTCAACTAACGGCACTAAAGGTGTTATCTCTATCAGTGCTGTTAATTCTGTCCGACGATTAGCTATTGCTAAGTCTTTAGCTAATTCAGATGTAGTAGTTACTATGTCACCTAGTGTCATTGCTACAGGTACAGGTCAGATAATTGGTGATGTATGCACTCGTAGACTAGATGATAATAATATGTACATCTGTAGAGTTTATTTTGATCCTACAGGTAGTAACGTATATATGGAAATTCGTAAACGTTTAGCTGGTGTAGAATCAGTTATTATTGTTGGAACTAGCTTTGGTGCATATATAGCTAATGAACAATTTAGAGTTAGATTCCGTGTAAATGGAACAAATATTAGTGCTAAACTTTGGCGTGCTGTAAATAGTGAACCTGCCGGTTGGAGTATTGCTGGTACAGATAATACTATTACTGGTGTAGGTAATACTGCTGTTGCATCCTTATTAAATATTGGTAATACTAATGCTTTACCTGTTCTTTTTAATTTTGATGATTTAGGTATCGGCGACATGACTAATACAGTTAAGGATATTACTTGTCGTGTTAAAACTAAGAATTTTGATATGGCAGTTTCTAGTCAATTTAAAAAACTTTGGTGGTGGGGTGCGGACGTTACCTCTAACCGAGATATTCTTGGTACTGCTAGCCCTATTGTTGTTTCTTTTAATGTTACTTGGACTAGCTTGGCTACTAAAACCTGGAACTCTTTAAAGACATGGGCTCAGCCCTTGACAGAAATTTCAGCTGTAGCTACTGTGGTAGCAACTGGAACAGGTACAGCTAGACGTTTTGCTAAATTTCAAAAATCATTAAGATATAGACAAATTAATTTTCAAGTACAGTTACTTACTGATGGTTCTACTGTAGACGGACCAGCTAGACTTTTTACTATTATGATTATAACAGAGACTAAACAAGGTGTATCGAAAGCGATCAGCTGATGGCATACTTCTCTCGTGAAGAAGCTAATATTGTTCCCTATGCAGTAGGGAACAGAATTTATGCTGGCGGTCGTTCTAATCCGACTCAAGGTCCTGTCGATAGATTAGGTTATAAAGAAAGAGATGCTAAATCAACAGCTAGACGTTCGGCTGTTTTACGTAGATTGCAGGCATTACAAGGTGGAAAATTCGCATCGGCAGATGCATTAAGGACGGTGTGAAATGGCTGGTAGTCACAGTACAGGTAATTTCTTTGATAATCCTTTTGGAAGTCAAAGTGTAGCAATTAATAACGCCGGTTATAATCAAGCTCAAGCAATTAATAAAGCAGGTAAAAAACCTACCACTATTAAGTCTAGTTCTAGTGGTAAATATGGTAATAGCGTGAGCAGAAGAAGCGGTGGTGTATCTAATGTTCCACCGAGTAATCCGGGACCTGTACAGCCTGTAGCTCCTGATATTGATACTTTCTTGAATCAAGATACCGGATACCAGCAACAACTTAGAGATTTTGCTAATGTTCTTTCTCAGTTTAATGCTGACATTACTCGTAGACGTGGCTCTATTGAGGGAGAATATGATCTCTCTAGTAAAGCTATGAATGATCAAAAAGGTATCGATTTAAATAACTTAGAAGCAGATTATGGAGCCAGAGGTATGCTCCGATCTGGTCTTTATGGTAAAGC